TTTCCAATAAGTTTACGATCAACCAAAGGTTCTGATGCTTCACGTCGAGATAAATGGAGACCAGCGCGTTATCGACGCTCTCAATCAGATGAAGCGCAGGATTGCCGACCCCAAGGCGGCCCTAGGGGAGATAGGCGAACTGCTGATGAACGAATACGATAAGAACTTCCCGGCGGAAGGCAGCCGCATGCTTGAGAAATGGAAACCGCTGGCGAAGTCAACCATCAAGGAAAGAATAAGGCTAGGCTACGGTCCCGGTCCGATCCTGTACAGGACAGGCAAGCTGATGCGTGGTTTTAGGATGGACCTAAACAGGACGATGGTGCGCATCTTCAACGACGTTGACTATTTCAGGCATCATCAGCTGGGAGGGGGGAATCTGCCTCGCCGCAGGATGATCCTGTCGCCGGAGAGACTGAAGCAGCAGGTCGTCGCCGTCTTTATCAAGCACTTAAGACTCCCATAGCCTATGAACGAAATACTAGATCAGCTGAGAAGTACGTTTGCAGCGTCTTTTGGCGGCACGATAAAGACCTACTTCAAGGGAAGATTGGCGGCACCATCCATAGACGACCTGCCCATCCTGTCGGTTTTTCCAATTTCGACAGTCCAGACCCATAGCGGAACACTTAGGGATAAGGTCAAATATTCGATAGGTGTCGAAATTTTTGTCAACTTTAGAAAATATGTTGACAATTCGACCGGACAGGGGACACAACTCGACACCTTGGACGCACTGATCGACCTAGTTGAGGAAAGGGAGTCAGACGGTGACGCCAAGGACGCTACGGTCCTCGGTATCTTGGCGGACAACCTTACTGTCGGGTCGAAGGTGCTGTATACTGACAACTATAGCGTCGTTTATGGCGATCCTGTCAGCGGAGAGAACAGCATAACTGCCAAGGTCACCGTGACGTTCGACGCGTTTGACAGGCCAAATAGACAAAACTAATCAACTTTCTATGTTGAAGATAAAGAAAGTCGTTCTGGACGACGGTACTGAAGTAGCAAGCTACGAGGAAGACTCCTCGCCTGCCGCCAAGGAGTCAGCGAAGGAGGATACTAAATCAACGAAAGAGCGGCCTAAGACTGACGATCTGGATAAAGAGGGCAGTAACCAGTAGCACCTATGTCAACAGCAACTTCATACTCCAAGCTGGGGTACATGATTCTAAAGAAGGAGTCGACTGCAGGTGTCGCGGTTACTCCTGACGTGCCGATAGAGCTTCTGGCCGAAAGCGTGGCGGTGAACTGGGACTTTTCTGCTGTTTCGCCGATCGCAGGATCACGGAGCAAGAACATCAAGACGGTGGCGAATCAGGTCGGTCCGTTCGACGGGTCGGTCGAGCTTTACTGCGAGCCTAACAGCGTAGGCTACTTTCTGGTGGCCCTGTTCGGTGAAGACGTCGCCACGACCCTTGAGGCGGCGACGGTGTATCAGCACGACTTCGAACCGCTTAACACCCTCCAGACCCTCACGATGGACATTAAGGTCGCCGGTGAGAGCTACATCAGGCGTTTCTTCGGAGTCAGGATCAGCAAGATCACCCTTTCCAAGGACGACAACAAGATCAAGATGGTCGTAGACATATCCGCCCAGAGGGTATTCGACTGCGCTAGGGCGACTGCCGTATACGCCAACGGAACGGTGCTTGACCTAGACCAGAGCAGCGGGATCACCACTTCTGACACGCTGCTTGTCCTTGATGAGGCGAACCTGGATACCGTCAACAACACCCTGACCGTCTCGGCCGTAGTAAGCGAGACAAGGCTTACGGTTTCCGCCTTGGGCGCTGCCGTGGCGGTTGACGACGTGATAGTCATTCAGGCCCAGACCATAGACGGAGACGACTATGAAATTTCGAAAGAGTTTATCTGGGCCGGTGGTGCAGATGTTTACATCGGCACGACGGAAAATCCGATGCAGCAGCTTGCCGCCAAGACTAACGTGGAGGACTTCGAGATCGTCATAGAAAACGAGATCGAACCCAGATGGTCGGCTACAGGAGTTGACGTGGTGGACAGGATGCCTGCCAACATGCTGCTTAAGGGCGTTTCGGCTACGGGAAAGTTTACCCAGTTTCATACCAATCCTGAGTTTATCGACTGCCTGCGATCAAACGAGCAGATCGGCCTGCGGTTCAACTTCTGGGGTCCGTCGATAAGTTCAGACGTTGCTGCCGCTGCGTCAGGCACGATAGAGACTGACGGGGTCGGTACTGTGTCTGTTACAGTAGATGCGGCAGGTGAGGCAGGAAACGACTACGCAATCATCGTTGAGCAGGGAGCTGCTGCGCTAAGCGCGTCACTCAGCGGAAAGCTAATCACTGTGACGTTAGCAGCCATAGCCGGAAGCAACACGACCACCCTAGTCGCAGGTGTCATCGATGCCCTCTCTGGCGTCAGCTGCGTTTCTGCAGGGGCCGATCTTGTCACTGTCGTCGATAACCCGGACAAGATTTTCTTCGCGGCAGGCAGGGACGCTGCCGAACGGTCACTGCTCAGGTTCGACTTCCCCAACGTCAGGCTTAACGTGTTCACTCCGAACCTGTCTGCCGAGGAGATAGTCAACGAGGAGATTCCGTTTACCGCATACAGGGACTCGAACGACGAGCGCGAGGTCTTTTGCAGGCTCAGAAACGCGATCGCGACCTACTAACGGATAACCGCATAGATTATGTCCAACAGATTTGTAACCAACAGCGACCTGAAGCAGATCGACCTTGGTGACGGCGACTGGGTGAAGATTCCCAAACGTTTCTCCTATGGATTTGTTGAGAAATTTGGTGACTTGGCAGAAGCTGACGGGGAAAAGGGCGAAAGGATGATGTCGATGCTTGAGTTTCTGGTCCGTGAGTGGAACCTGAAGGACGAGACAGGGTCGGTTGTCGCGATCAGCAAGGAAACGCTGCGCACTCTTGAGCTTGAGACAGCCATGCAGATAATGAAGGAAGCCACAGACAGCCTTACGATCCCAAAAGGCTTGATGCCCGAATAAAAAATGCCGTCAGGAACAACAAGAGTCATCCGGCGGTTGTTGATTACCTGATGAGCGAAAAGTTTGGGCTAGACTGGAAGGATTACGATTACCAGAGGATGCTGTCTCTGATGACGGCAATGTCTGAACTGGAAAAGAAAAGAAGCGGGAAGAACACGGGGGCGGAAGGCAAGCAACGCTTCCGCCCCCGTATTAGATAGACAGAATATGGCAGCCGACCAAAATATAGACATCGTGGTACGACTGGTTGACCAGTTTTCGGCCAAGATGAATACGGTGCAGACTAGGCTTGAGACGGCAGTCAAGGGGGCTACCTCTCTTGGAGTGGCGTTTACGGCTGCCGGTGCTGCCATAACGGCATCTATGGTGTTTGCCGTAAGAAATTCATCCAACTTGGACGAGAGCATCAATGCCGTCGGAGTCACGTTCGGTGAGGCGACGGAAAAGCTGCTTAGGTACGGAGAGACGGCAGACCAGATAGGAATGTCGCAAAGGACATTCAACGAGGCAATCACCCCTATCGGCGCACTGCTTCAGAATGTCGGCATCTCTGCTTCGGAGGCTGCCGACGCGTCTATTCTTCTGGCGGAAAGGGCCGCTGACGTTTCGTCCGTCTTCAATAAGGACTTAAGCGTTTCTTTGGCCGCGATCGGGTCTGGACTGAGGGGAGAGACTGAGCCGCTGAAGCAGTTTGCCGTAAACCTGAACGAGACAGAGGTAAGGGCGTACGCGCTCAGGGAAGGTCTAATCAAGAACGGTCAGACGATGGATGAGCATACAAAGATCGTCGCAAGGATGGGTTCTTTCTTCGAGCAGACGGCCAAAAATGCAGATGACTTCAAAAACACCAGCGACGGATTGGCGAATGCAACTCGCATTGCCAGCGCTAGGTTCGAGAACATGACTGCCCTGCTGGTGACTGCCCTAGTGCCTATACTGGAGAAACTTTTGTCTAAGGTCATTCCGGTGATCGAGTGGCTGCAGGAATGGATCAAGGTATACCAAAAGCTTACCGGATTTATAGTCGTCAGCGTCGCCGCGTTCGGTGCGCTGCTTTTGGTCCTTGGGCCAATTCTCCTGATAGTCGGCCAGCTGCCCGGTGCCATCGCCGGAGTTACGTTGGCGGTCAGGGTAATGGGCATAGCGATAAAGGCTGCCCTCGGTCCGATAGGATGGATAATCCTGGCCCTCGGGCTATTGGTCAGCGCGGCGGTTTTTCTTTCGAAGAAATACCCTGAGGCATGGAACAAGATAGTCGATGCGACCCAGAGTGCCGTGCAGTTCATCGTTGACGTTCTGATAAACGGACTGATAGGCGGGTTCAACCTGCTGATGCGGGCTCTAGGTAAGACAGACTCACAGATCCAGAAGGTGACAGTCAGCCTTGGATTCATGAAGACTGGGCAGTATGGTCCGTCCATAGAGGAACTTGGGACCGCAAGCTCCGGCTTCAACAACCAGCTGGACCTGATGGAGCAGCTCTCCGTAGGTGCTGGCAGCGGAATATCCAGTCTGGGAAGCGGAGCGGAAAAGAGCAGCAAGACTATCTCTGAGGCGATGGAGGAAATAGGGGACGCGGCGGAAAAGATGTCGAAAGAGCTTCAGTCGTCCGTCAACGACTCGATCAGGAACATCGAAGACCTGCAGTCCAAGATGGAAGACCTCATCATCGGAAAGATCGAGGACACGAACGACAAGCGCGCGGAACTGGCTCAGGCCTATGTAGATCAGGAAAAGGAAGCAGCGGACCTGCGGCAGGAGATTCTTGACGAGAGTGACGACAAGGAACGAATGAAGCTGAAGGAACGCCTAAAAGTCCTTGAGGAAGACCTAGCGGCAAACAAGACGGTCGAGCTTGCCTTTTCCAAGGAAGTGACGAAAATCAGGGAAGACGCGCAAAAGACCAGCCTTCAGCTAGCCAAGGACAAGTTTCAGGAGAGCATATTCATGATCGAGCAGGAATTTACGAAGAAATTCCTGGCGATACAGGCTGAACTTTCAGCGGAAATGGACAAAGCGGAACAGCTGCTGAAGATTAAGGATGATGCCTCAAAGATAGCGCAGGAAATCCTTTTGAATGAGGAAAAGAACACGGTCGAAAGCGTGAACAGGCAGATAGAGACGTTTAACAGGCTGGCTCAGGCAGTCCAGAACGCCAAGCAGGGGATCAAGACGGGAGGCGTTTCCTTGGGGGCAACGCTGACTGCACAGGAAAAGCTGAGGGAGTTGGGATCATCGCCGTCAGTTAACATCACCATCAATAATCCGCAGGTATTCAGCGATCAGGATATAGTTGACAAGATAGGCGACCCTATCCTGAGGGTGCTGAAGCAGCACGCGGCACTGTAGCCATGCTAAAGCTATTCGTTAACGGGATAGACAGGTCCGAACACCTATCCGATGGATCTCTTTCTGTTACCGACCAGATGCAGAACAAGGCCAACACCGCCACGTTTGACCTTAATAGCGGTGTTGCCCTTCCCAGCGAGAATCAGGAGGTAAAGTTTTTCGACTGTGTCGGCATTTCCGACGTACTGCCTGCATCATCTCTCTGGGCAAACTGGAGAATGGACGAAGGGAGCGGAACGTCTATGTTCGATTCGTCAGGCAACGGACGGCATGGGTCGATCGTGGGAGCCACCTATGACGCAGGAAAGAGAAATCAGGGCCTGCTTTTCGACGGCACCGATTACGTCACCCTTCCCGACGTCGCCAGTCTGCCTACTGCCGAGATAACTGTATCGGCATGGGTCAAGGCAACTCCTGCCGGAGGCCAGAGGATAATTTGGGCCGACTATTCGTCTGTGGGCGGATGGATAATGTATGGCGACGCAACCAACTGGGTGTTCGGCATAGTTTCGGCAGGACCGACCCAGAACCTAGTCGTGACTCCTCACGGAAGCGACGGAGAATGGCACCATCTGTGCGGAACCTACGACGGAGCGACGCAGCGCCTGTACTACGACGGCGATGAAGTCGGCGTACCGAAAAGCCACGTCACGTCTCTCATCCAGAGCGGCACATTTCGCCTGTCCCATGACGCTTGGGACACGTTCGCCGGAATGATGGATGAAATCCGCATCTATTCCGTCGCGCTTACCGCAGGAGAGGTGAAGCTGCTTGCCACAGGCAGCGAACTTTCGCTTAAGGACAGCCTCCGGTCGGGACTTTCGATACTTGACTTCGGCAAATATCGCGTCGGGGAAAATATCTATGTTGGAGTTGACGGGTCCGGGGAGGAACGCGCCCTGATAACGTCCATCGATGCCGGATCGTCAGACGAGATAAACGTCGGACTGTCTCGCACCCTGCTGGACGACCATTCGACGGGAGACCTTGCCGGAAAAAAGGTCTTCGCAGGCACGTTGACCTACGTCCTGAAGAAAAATCCGCACCTGCTTTCGGACGTAGAGTGCCAATGTTCGGCCACCGACTACACCAAGATATTCGACAGGAAGCTCATCAACGACTCCTGGACCGACTACGACGCCAGACAGATAATCAACGACGCTCTGGATACGACGGTCAACCACGGCAAGGAGCTTGACGACATGGAATATGCCGACAATGCGGCTGTGCAGGCCGAATGGATCGAGTCAGGGGACGGGGATAACCCTACGGTAGAGACGACCGACTTCATTCAGGGGTCGTCGTCAGTCCTGCTCCCTTGGACCAACGCAGGCGGCTCTGCCGCTTTCTCGGGCACTCCCGTCTCGGCAGACCTGTCTGACCTGACCGGAGCCGGCAGCGGTGCGCCTGCCAAGGGAAACGTGACGTTTTGGTACAGAAGATCAGGGGCTGCCGGAATCTCGTCAGTCAGCGTAAGGGTAGGCTCTGACGTGGGGAACTATACCTCTGTCAGTTTCGTGCCGGAGAACGACACCGACTGGCACTTTATTTCGCTTCCGCTTGTCGATGGGTCGGAAACCGGAAATCCTGTCTGGACGGCAGCGGACTATCTTGCCGTCGTGATAGCGGAGACGACCAGCTCGTCACTGCTGATCGACGACATTAGGATCACCGCCTACGGCAGCTTTACGATGTACGGATTCGAGGAGACCGGCCAGTTCGATGAGGTGAGGGCATCGTTCAAGAAACCCACGGTATTCATCGACACTCTCGCCAAGGCGCTGAATTTCTACTGGTTCATAGACTATGACAAGGACATTCATTTCTTCATTCAGGAGACTAACGACGCGCCCTTCTCGATACACGACACGAGCGACAATTTTCTCAACCTTGAGGTCAACGTAGATACGTCGCAGCTGAAGAACAGGCAGGTCGTGCGAGGAGGCACGAAAACCAGCGATTCGGTGTACAGGCAGGTCGTGCAGGGAGACGGCGCGACGCGCGAATGGATACTCAAGTCGAAGTTCAAGAACCTGACTGTAGATCTTGACGACAACTCGTCTACTGACGTGTGCGAGGGAGGAACCAACGGGACGACCGTAAACGCCACCCTTCACGGTCTCAGCAACGGCGACTGGATAGTCAACAGGACCAGATTTGAGGTTCGTGAAGTCACCGTGGTCAATCCGAACCAGTTTACAGTCGCCAACATCCCGGGGCAGGCGGTAAACGACATCTTTTCCAAGTTCGACACGGCGCAGGCTGTCGGTGTCGAGTTTCTGGATGACGAGACTGGTTTCGATTACGTCTCGAACTATAACGAAAAGTCGATAAGGGCATCTTCAGTTACGGTTGCCCCGTCAACAGGCGACTATCTCCTCTTTTCGTTCAACGAGATCATACCGATAAGGATACAGTCGTCAGACAACGCGTCGATCATGGCGATGAAGGCCATAGTCGGCGGCGACGGGATATTCGACGGTGCGGTAATTACCGACGATTCGCTGGATTCGACGCAGGCAGCCAGGGATCGGGCAAGGGCAGAGATAGTCCAGTATTCGAACCCCATAGTCGAAATAGGGTTCAGGACCAACCATGAGGGCCTGAGCGGTGGGCAGCTTATGTCCATCTCCGACTCGGAAAAGGGAATCTCGGACACGTTCGTTGTCCAGTCAGTAAGGTCAAGATGGACCGGCGACTTTCCGGTGTTTGACGTCAGGTGTGCGTCGTCCGTGTTCGGGATAATCGAGTATTTTCAGAAACTGTCACGGCAGGTGAACGAAAGGCTGATCGACGAGGACGAGATAATCGACCAGATTCTGGGTGAGGAAGTCGAAATTTCAGTTTCCGACTCTCATTCGTTCGTTCCGTCAGAAAGCACGTCCGAAAGCGTGGCGGTCAGCGTAGGCACAAGCGACTCTGTGTCAGACAGGGACATCACTACAGACCCTTACGTCTGGCAGCCGGACGCGTCAGACGCCAGATACAACTTGGCCCAATATGGATAGAAACACTAACCAAAACTCTATGAACCACGGCGACAAGGTAATAGGTCATAAAGAGGATCAAAAGGTGGTCGGTCTGCACAGGCTATCTGTTTGCGACGCCAGACATTCCGCTGCCGTACTTCTGGAAAGGGACATAGTGTCTTTTTCCGGCAGCATAAACCTAAAGATAGAATCAATCTGGCAGAACATCATGGGGCTTCTGTCGCTTCGTGGCCTAAAATACGATAATCAGGACATGAACGTCGAAATAGGCGAACAGAGGGCATTTCTGAGGCAGCTAAAGGCAGAAAAGCACCGGACTCTTTTGGGCATGTATCGTGAACTTCGCGACATATCGCTTGTCAGGACGGTCAGCGTTCACAACATCATACCGACTGCCGGCAGATCGGTTTTGGCGATGTGGATCACTGGCGACAACACCTACGACGCGAACAACGGGGCAAATTTCGGCTCTCTAGGCACGTCAGCGGCGG